GTGAAATTCCGTGCACCTCCAGTTAGGAATCGAAGTCCACTTCTATATGACTGAAGCCAGACACGATCCTAATATCTTCAGGAGAATAAGGACCATCCAAGGAATCACTTCCAAAGATGTCCCTTAATCTTTTAGCCTCAGTAACTGTAAGAAGCCTACGTTCCAAAAATGGAGCCATAGGTGCCTTATTCGTATACTGATGCTTGAAGAGATAGGCTTGTTTCTTGCGTGTCATATAAAAGATCCTTCCATGATATTATCAAGGTAGGAAAGGACTTCCCCTAGCTCATTGTGCGTCACGATGACGTCACAAGACAAGTCAAGGTCAGGCCAATCCTCTACATTGAGAATTAGCGGCTGACCCGCTGCCTCAAAGAGTCTAGCTGACTCTATGAGATCTCCTGCCTTGTCGGCCAACGCTAGGCTGAGCAAGGTAACCAGAGGGCTCCCATGAAAAACCATCACTGGTTTTTCGGGAATCGACGTATTCAGACACAATCCTAGCTTTCGCAGGATTGTGCTTGCTGGCAAAGAATACCAGCAACGTCGACCATCCCTCGCGCGTCTCTTTTCGAGCTCGGTCTCTAATAGACCAGACTCGGACCTCAGTCCGATGCAGGCGTTGATTCCATCTTGAAACAAGATGTGATTCATTGCCTCCAACAAACGAGGTGAGACCCGCTGATCCAGCATCATTGATGCCCACAATCCTGAGTCCACGTTTAATACGTGCAGGAAGGAGGGCACTACAGCTGTCTGATGCATAAAACAATCCTTTATTAAAGAGGTTGTTGGACGTATCAATGACAGCCTGGCGTGATGCCGGACTGTCGGCGACTAAAGTCTTTGGCTTTACAGGAGTTACATCGTAACCCAAGTATCCATCGACTCCACAGGACTCTCTGAAGTTACCGCGAATAAAGCTCTTCGCTTTATTCACTTTTAACTGAAGTTCGTCCATAACGTGGATAAGTCGCTCGTACCCATATACGGGGATAATAATATCATCACCGTATACACGCACACGGCCACGTAACTTACGTATAGAGTCTACGCTCACTTCACCGTCTAGGCAAGAACCTAAGGCGATGCAGAGAAACACTAGACTTTGAACGGGAAACGTGACGGCTGTTCCTTGCGAGGCGAACTTTTTGGTTAACAAAAAGCCCGGTTCATAAGAAATATCATCTCTTATGTACCTCGTACGTGCGGCGTGCAGAGCGTTAAGTAAAGAGGGATTACCTCTGAATATACGCTCCACGGTCCAACACGTAAGGCGATCACTAGCATCCGATAAATCTACCGTAGCTAATGATCGATCCAAGGAAGCTTGAAGCACCAGTTTACCTGACTTGCTTTGATCCTTCAAGTCGATAAACCAAGATCCTAAACCGGATCTCAATCTATCTTCAAAGAAGGCAAGCAATCCTTGCTGACACCACATATGTGATGCTGGCTCGGAAGCAATAAGCCTAGGACCTTTTGCGGTCTTTGGCACTGCTATCAGGCGACTGGGAGGCTCATGAGTGTCAGGAATACCCATTACAGCACCTGCAGTTCTACCGCAGAACTCATATGGGAAGACACTCTCAAGCTTAGCAGACCATGTCCACTCATCACTACGGCGATGAACTGGAATGCGTTCTGCAACAGCGCCGGTGCCATGCCTAAAACCGATGCCTCGAGACTCAATTTCTCTACTGGTTGAAAACCAAATAGGGTCATAGAGTCCGAGGTCATCGACAATCAGATCAGCAACTCGCTGAACCTGATCAAGGAGACGATACAGACCTAGGGGCGTCTCTCGTTCATCCTCTAATGGGAGCTCTTCTTGTTGAAGAGACTCTTGAAGAGGGAAACCAGGGATTTTCCTAGGTTTATAGCAACTGTCGCCAAGGTGGCGATAGCGGCTATTTTCGTAGTCGTCGAGTCTTCCGTTCCCTGCCCAGTCAAGGGTGGGGGATCGAAGCCTCCATTCGATGTCATGGTATGCCCTTACGGCCGATTTAACTCGGTCATCTGAGCATCCCGCGGCTATCTTCTTCCCAAGAGTACAAAGTACTCTCAAGAAAAATATAGCGTTCACATCGACGTCCTGTCTTAGGCAGGCGCTCTTATCGAACACGCGCAACCAGAGTCCTGAGAATAATCTTGGAACCCTGATTTTACAAGAGACTCGTCGTGAGACGGGACCCTGTAACTTAAGGCGCCCGGTCTCGAGACCATCAATTAAAATGGAATCGAGATTCGGTAGGTCAAGCGTAAAAAACGCAAGACCACGCGTTCGACAATAAAGGGCTAGTCTATCAAAGTCTTTAGATAAACAACCCTCTAACGCCGGGTACGCCAGTTGGATATCCTTACGGATTCCTTCTGCGACATGGAGTAGACTGTCCGCTTGGCTTTTCATTCTAGGACCTTTCGGTTCGAGGAATCCAAGCCGCGGAATGCAGTTTCTTACTCATAGACCCGTTTGGAGGCCTATGGCTCAAGGAGTCTTACGACTCCAAATTGAGCATCTTGGTGACGTTTGCAGCGGAGCTCTGTGTCAGAAATGACAGGAGTCCCACTGCATCGTTCGTAGGATCGACGAGGGTATCACCCCGTTGATTCTCGATAACCACATACGCCTTCCGAATAGTCGAAAGGGTAGCGGGGGCCACCGGAAATACCGTATGGATAAGCTCCGCGTTATGGCGATCAATCGTCACACCGCGTTTCTTATCCAAATAATTGGTATTCCGGACATTGAGTCGAAATTCTTCAGACGCTGTACGGAGAAGATACTCAGAAGAGTATCCATCCTGGCGAATGCGAACTAGACTCTTGGCCACACCATTGACGGTAATGACCGCAGGATCCGCGAAACTCATATTCTACTCCTTCGCTGCTTGAACACCACCCCTGAAGCAATGATTAGAAATCACTGCTCTTCAGGATGGTAATTCCAGCAGCGATCCCAAGTTGCCCTTCATTTAAGAAGGGTAACGAGGCCTCAGGAAATACTGCCGAAAGGACTCGGTCTTTTGTCTCTCTAATAGCATTAGCAGCTCCGCATTGAGCGGTTCCATTAATGTTAGAGGGACTCCAAGTCCATTCTGACCTGCGATGGCGCATCACGGTAACGGATGCTAACCTAGCCTGAACGACATTTCTGGTAGCAGAAAGATAGCTACCAACATTGCCGAACCAGTCTAAGAGCCAAGTCCAAGGAATAAGCTCCCAAGCAGTGGCCATATCTATGGTCTTGCCTAAGAGAGCCTTCTCGGCTAACTCAACCGCAGGGTGAACTGTTTGCTCCCAAGGGAAGAATGTTGCAGATGGATACCATCTGCAGTGCACTCTAACCCGCTCGGTGCTGCAATATCTACCTTTGGATACAAAATAACCAAAGTTAGACTGCATTAACTGGTCAAAATCAGCAATAGAATATGACCCGTCAAAAACAGTTACAGTACGCCGAAGTCCACCGTTGCTCTGAACCTTATTTATCTCAGCAACGCGACTATTAATCGCGTCTTTGATCTTCATAAGTTTCAGAAAGTCCTGAATATAGGGATTTACCCCAAATTCAGTTCCTACGTATGCGCCGGCAGCTCTACTCGCAAAGGTACTACCTATGCGATGGAGAGCTTGGGCGATATCGTGCAATTGGAGAACCTCACTCGGAATATCGACATATGGACGAGAAGGATTTGTCATCTTCGCGCCCATAGTCGCCGCAGCAAGGTTGTCTGGACTTCCAACAGGTGTAGTATGCCCAAACGAGCGTAACCCTTCAAAGATGTCGGCGATGTAATTCGTCCACACCGTTGAGTCGGGAGCACGTCCGTTTATAAGTCCTCCAGAAAATCGACCATATTCTACGTGAAACGGACCATTGTCCGGAGCAGCGTAGAAATCGTCAACACTACCAAATTCAGTAGTGATGGGGTATGAACCCCCGATTTGAAGAGGACCACCGAAAGTCCATAAGGCAGTTCCTTTCGGAGCTGACTGTCCGAACTGACGGTTTCTACCGGGCATAATAACCTCCTGAGTATAGTAGGGTAAAGTCTAAAACTTTTCTCTTTATTAAAGAGATACGTGATAGACATGCTGGGACCTTAGCAGGTCCCA